ATTTATTCTTGAGTTTGGATCATTAGCAGTTTTGCTACTAGTTAGTTTCTTTTTCATTCCCTTCATTCTCGCACAAAAACTCTTTCTACGAGGGTTCCCAACTTTCTTTGAAGGTCTCTTAAGATCGCTTCCTGGGTTCTCACGTTCATACGACTTCCTGCCTTTTTCATTCAATCCTCCAGATTCATTTTTACCAGACTTTTTTGTCCATGCTGCTCCTTCCTGAACTTCAGTTTCTTCGTTCTTAGGAACGCAATTGGGCACCATTCTACCACCTTTTTTCTTCATGCCAACTTGCTTATGAGTATCCCAGCAAGGATCATTTTTCTCTTCGAGTTCTGATCTCCAATCAGATTGTTCAAATCTTACTTTTGGTTTTACTTTTTTCTTACCATCAGCTGATGGAACAAATGATCCTGTTTCGGGAGACTTCATATCTACACTATCGACATCACCATCAACATCGGCATCAACTCTTCTTACTGCTTTTGCGGTAAGTTTTTTGAGATTACCACCACCGATTTGCTTTTCCTCTTCCTTTACTTCTACTTTCTTTGCTTTTTTCTTATAAACTTCTACAGGAAAAGTTTCTGTCTTTCCACCATAGGTGGCTCTGACTGAACTAGAATACTTACCTTCCTCAATCTCAGTTTCTTCTTTCTTCACACAGTTGTTGTAGGTCTTACCAAACATCTTCTTAGTGCCTTTCTTCTCATATCCAGGCCAGCACTTCTGTGCTTTCTTCTCTTCAAGTGTTTCACCTTTCAGTGGTTCTGGTTTGATAAGATCAATAAATTCATATTCTGTTGCCTTAAAATCATCTCTCCAATTGGAA